TGTATCTTGATCATTAAGATAAAAGAAACCTTGCATTCCAAAAGTGGCTTCAGCCACAATCTCAACCGATGCTCCTACATACATTCCACCTGGATGCACAAACAATTTGTACATGTCTAACCAGTCATTAACCGGCACACCAGTTTTAATAAGTATTCCCCAAAATTGATAAATCTTATCATCTTGAATAAACTTGCCGGACTCAGGTCCAATATTTGTTTCACCAACATTAAAAGTTAAGTCTTTACCATATACAATTGTTGGATCAGTATTAAAGAATGCACGGAAGAATCTTTCAATCGAAAACTTTGAACCTTTGGTTCGATAAAAGTTATTTGATAATTCAGCACCTGTTCTTTGATCCAAAATACCTTGCAAATAGTTTTGACCAAGTAACAATTCATCTTCAATAAATGTTAAGTTTGAAGTTGCGGTTTGACCAATGTCTCGGCTTTTTGAAAGACTTTTAATTTTATTACCAAAGTCAGTTTCATCTGAATCTAAAAACTTATAGTATGATTCCATTAAAGAAGTTAGCTTAGGATATTCCGTTGCATAGTGTTCAGGAAACACGGTCCCAACATGACTTTGCTGGAACTCAAGTTCTCTTCGATTAATATCCTCTAAGGTTTTATCTAAAGACATTAGTATTTGGCCGATACGGTTACAGGAGTGACATTTGAAAGTGATGCGTCATATTGTAAAATATTATTTCTTACAGGAGCTACAACACTTTCGTTTGCAGGAGTAACAGATACTTTTATTTCTGTACCTGCAGGAATCTCAGTTGGCTTGAATGATACAATTTTAACTTTACCAGTTTCATATTCAATTGAACCAATGCTGTCTACAATAATAGTATCAGATGCAGTATCTTTCAATGCAATTGTTGTACCAACATTTTTCATCTTAACTGTTTTTTCTATACCACCAACGTTTTTAACTTTGAATGTTGTGCTTGTAATTATTTGTTCAGTATCATTAAGTGGAACATGAACTGCCGCAGGGAAAGTTAATGTGACAGTGTTGACTGCATTTAAAGTTGGTGTTATTCTTTGTTGCATGCGTACGTCCATGCGAGACGAAAGAACAGCGGGTGATACTGCGTCAATATCGGTAAGCAGGTTTGATCTGCGGAATGACTTATCAAAGTCACCGGTATTTGCTGTATAGTAAGTTACCTTTGCAGCCATAATTTGTTGAGTTACCGCTTGAATTGACAACGGAGTAAGATTGGGGTTAATTTGATAAAAGATATCATTTTCAATATATGTGTTTATTGGATCAGCAAATTCTACATTAAATGATATAATTGCAAGATCTTCTACAAGATTAACAATACCCTGTTTTACCGTTTCTTTTTGTGTTTCAGTTGCTTCATCTGGAAATATGATTGCTGAAAATACTGTACCAAACTTAGGATCAGGATTATCTTCTCCACCCCATGATTTAACATTCGTAATTAAAGTTGGAAAGTTTCTTTTAATAATAGCAGAATAATCTTCAGGTGTAACCATTCTGTTTTGTGTAGCATATTGGAATGGAGCAGCTTTTCGAATTGATTCAATCTCTTCTTTTTCTTTCCCGCCGTGTGCTCTTGTAACTGTTGTAACAAATAAAGGATAAGCAGCACCATCAACTGTTAATTGATCTGATGCGGTGAATCCAGTTGCACGGTTTGATTCCGGCCCATTTGAAGCTAAGTAATCTACTGTTACTACATTACCTGCTACAGGTTGTGTACCAAGAATATCGTTTGAACCAAACGATAATTGATAAAATCCGTTAGGAACTTCTTTCAAAATATAAACTGTTGAGTTTTCAGTAATCGATGTAACGTTAAGAATACTTGAATACGCTGTAAAAGATACTGATGTGGCATTTGGAAAAACCTTTACCTCTGCAGTTGAAGTATCCATATTTAAATCTGGGATAATATAAACGTCAGTGTTCGAGCTTTCACCAATTCGGAAGGTTTTTTGTTTTTGTGTTCCTTCAAAAATTTCAAGGTTTGTTTCACCAGTAGCCGTTAAGAACTGAAATATCCCGGCGCCATTATCAATCGCAGTAAAGGCTACTTGAGTTTGAAATGTAAAAGTTACGTCATCAACTGATGCTGTGAATTTTGTACCTTTCGGCAAACTAATTGCTGATGGTCTTTCAGTTGTTGTTGATAAGTCAACACTAATATTAACAATTGCTTTTGAACCAGTACGAGAGAATGGAATGTATCCTAAACCGGTGGCCAGCGAAGCCACTGAAGGTCTCAGCTGAGCAGTACCAAGGAATGATTCATTCAATGACATATTTGCAATTAATCCATTGATGTGAGTATTATATGCTAATACATCAAGAATATTTGAAAGTCCCGACGCTTCAAAGTCGTAATCAGCAAACTCAGTTTGTTGCTTTAAATACGTTTTTAGATTTGCTTTGATATTAGTAAAATCTAATGCGGTGGATTCTATTGATGTTGCCATGTTACCTCAGCCTTGCTAATGTCGAAGTAAATGTTACTTCTTCTGATGTTGATAAAACTAAAAAAGTAACTGATACGTTTACACTATTTGTGTCGGCAGCTACATCTGCTTTAATATTTAATACTTGAGCTCGTGGTTCATATGTTTCAATTGCTGATCGGATATTTGTTTCAATATCATCCGCTGTATCATCATCTGCTAGTTCAAATAAGAGTGCCCGTAAATCCGCACCAAATTGAGGATTGAACGGTTTCTCAGCAAAGTTTGTAAGTAACAAATTTTTAACAGCCTGCTTTACTGCAGCACTTCCAAGTTTTTTATAAATTTCTCCACTTGGCTTTATTGTAAAGGTTAAATCAATATCCTTATAAAGCACTGCACGGCTACTCGAGATAGTCGAGCTTTGCGGATTACCTTCTTCAACTGAGAATACTCTTGCCACGTTTATTTCCCTATGTTTATTCTATTTATATCACTTTGACGAGGCTGTGCCAATTTCTATCAAATCACTTTCACTTTGTACTTTACCATTGAAATATGTTGCTGCACCAAACTTTGGCTGATCAATAACATAACTGCTTGGAACAAATGGACCCATTACCATAATTTGAGCATTCAAATCGGTACCGCCAAATTGTTTACCGCGTGGATCAAGGTTATCAAAATACAATCGAATTTCATCATACGCTGATAAGTTATTACAAAGCATTTCTGCAAATTCAAATGTCATTGATGGATCGATAATACCTTTTGAATTATATAATTCATAAACTATTATTTGCCCCATCTGTGATAAATCGCGTATTCCACCAGAGGTTCTGATTTCACCTTTAACTGGTTTGTATACACCTTCTACAACTTTTAATCGATAATCTTCAAATTTTGAAGAATCACGTCGAGCTATTTTTAATACTTCTGTTTGTATAATTAAATTTCGTGCAACGATCTGGCGACCAACAAGCGTGCCTAAATGTCCAAGAGATGTTGCTCGACCAGCACCGGCCAAGAAAGTTGAAATAGGCATTCCTTTTGCTAAAAGCGTTTTACTTGTGATTGCATACGGACCTTTACGTGGATCAATTGCCATCGGGTTATATTGCGGATCCGGTAGATAATTTACTGTAGCTCTTTGCCCACCAATAATTTTTGATGACTTTGGTTTTAAATTTTGTCGAATATGATTTTCCGGAGCTGTTGCTGTTTTACCAGGAGAAAATGTTCTTCCTGTTTTATCCGGAATAGGATTCAAATAGTTATTATTAATACTATTATCAGCAATAAGTGCAGTCATAAAGTCCATATTATCAAGAGCGGACGGTGATTTTAATTTAGCCCTTGCTTCTGCTGTTGTAAGTTTTTTATCTGCTATTCCACCCATTTTAGCAGTACGATCAATTTTATTTCGAATGAAGTCACCGTCATCAACCGATACTTTTTGAATTCCTCTATTTGATTGTGTAAGATACTCAGTCATAATCTCAGGTGTAGGCCCAGGAAGATCAATTGATTTTATTGTTGAATTAGCAATGTTATCTGCCGATGAATTAGTTATACTATAGCCACCAGGTGACGCTGCACCCAATAAAGCAGTACCCGCTTTATTTGAATTAAGTGCTTCTAGGGCTGTACCATTTAATGAACCATGGAATGTAGTATAATGTGCCGACGTACCATTTAGTCGTGAGATGTTTCCAACCGGTGCACTTACTGTAAGTCCAGCATGAACAGTTGAACCAGTATAACTATTTTGATTATACATAATCATACCCTTAC